AGCGGACGTTCTAGTAGAGCCAGATAACGTTATCGTCTTTTTCCGGGTCGTTATCCACGTGTATAAATGTCTCTCCGATACCGAATCTATTAAAGCCAGCTGTTCGTAAGGAGTCGATAATAACGCTCCTCGTTCTAGAGTCGGTACAATGAATATCGACGGCGTAACCGTAGCAATGTGAGGAGTATTTACTGCCTCCAATATAGGCGTTGTGCGATTTACTTCTAAAGCCTGAATTAATCCTAAAAGGAATCCCAGCGAGAGACCTAGCATCGTCGAGCATACGTAAGGTCGTCTCTTGCATATATTTACCGCTTCCCGGATCGTCTGGCGAATCAAATTCAGATAGTTCAAAGTGTAACATATTATTTATTTAAAATAGACTTAAACGCTTCGCTTCCTGCGTTAATAATTTCCTTCTGTAAGGTTATCATCTGTGCCTCGTAAGCATCTTTTTGTTCTACTAGTGCGTCAATATGCTTCTGTTGGCTTTCTACCTTACTTTGTAATTGGTTTACTTCGTCAGGATTGCGCCCTATGATAGCATAGATAACAACTGATAAACTTCCTACAATCATTCCTACGATAGATACTATAATATCTTTGTTCTCTCTAGGAATAGAATTATTAGCTAAATATAACAATAATAAAATTACTAGAACAAAAATTCCTGCTGCTCCTGAATAGTGTATTAAGTCTTTCTTTTTCATTTAATCTGCTTATAGATTTTAGTTATGGTATAGATTATGGTTAATATTAAAACGACCGTTTGTAGTTGCGCATTTATATTAGGCAAACTACTAAATACTACTGCTCCTATATTCAATCCGTATATTCTTAAATCTTGTATCATTATACTTCTGTTTTGCCAAAAGTTGTAGCGTTTTGATTAAATAATGCTTGTGCTTCGGCTGTTGTCATTGCTTTGTTAAACACTTTTACTTGTGCGATATCTCCATTAAAATAATAACCAGAATTGTATCGACCTATCTCGAAGCCAGTACCAGATGCAGAACCATTTGCCGATGAAATAGAAGTTGAACCTGCTGCAACTCCATCAATAAAGAAATTAACTTTACCTAATTCCCTATCCCTAATACATATAACGTGATACCAAGTATTACTCGATATTGAAGAACTACTTTGCTGGTTTACAGCAGTACCGCCAGAATGATATAAACGTAAATTACCATTTGCTTTTATAATGTCTAATTGCAATCCGCTACCTCCCTGAATTGTAGCCATAATTACATAAGCTCCACCCCCTGATATTGAACCTTGTACATATATCCAAGCACTTAAAGTGTAGCTAGAGCTTCCTAAATTTGTGTTAAACGTATTATTGTTATCGAAATAGTCATTAGAACCATCAAACGAAAAAGCATCGACGTCTGGATTTGTGTGAGTTGAAGTGTCAAATATTGCACCATACTTACTCATATCTACTCCATTAGGATAGCTAGGCTTAGTGAAGTTATAGTTTTGTCTTACTTCGTCTTGGGTTAATTCAGCTTTGTAAACTCTTATCTGTCCTAATTGCCCGTCACTTCCATAGGCTGGAACAAAATCTACATCACCAACTCTTATTCCTGCTATTGATTGCGCCCCAGCTCCAACAGTACTAAAAGTATCTGATCGTTTAAGTTCACCATTAAGGTAGAATTTCATAGATGTTGGTGTCTTGGAGATGGAAACGTGATTCCATTTATTTAGTGTAAGACCTAACGTGCTTAAATTAATCGCTTGGGCGGCTGTGCTAGACGTGCCGTAATAATATGACAGTAATTGCGAATTATAAAAACCAATATGCCATCTGCTTTCCGAAGTTTTTTGGAATTGTACGATCGCATTTTGTGCTGTTAAGCTATCTGGATTGTACCAAAATTCAACAGTTGTGTTCCCTGAAGCATCTTCGATATTACCTGTGTAACTGTCGTTTCCGTAATATCCACCGCCAAAGTCTATCCAATCACCTAGTTCATCATCGTAGTTTACTGTACCGCTTTTTGTAAGGGCAACAGATGACTTTTTATCAGTCCAAGTAGTATTTGCCGATGACGTTAAATCTGCTGCATCAAAATGTAGTTTTAAATTTGTATCGTCTATAAGGTCTGTATAAACATAATCTCTACCGTGTCGGTAGTTTTGTCCTACTTCTGATGCTGAAAGTGCTATGCCATACACTCTAAAAGCACCCAAATAACCTTTCCATCTACCATCACTAGGGCTTATTTGTAGTGTTGTTAATGCAGTTCCAGTACCGCTTCCTTCTGATTCTGCATCAACTAAAACACCATTTATATAGATACTGGAAGTGTAAGAAGAAAAGGTAACTGCTATGTGATTCCATTTGTTAGTTGCCCAACCAGAACCGTTTGATGTTGGATTAAAATATCCTGTATCATTATTAGTTCCACTTAAATACTTTATAAATCGCATTTGCGTACCACTAATAGTAAAGAAAGAAATACCCAAATCACTAAAAAGATATTGCGTTCCGCTATTAGTCGTTTGATAAACCCACATTTCAAAGCTAAATGTTGTTCCATCTAAAGCAGAAGTATTAGAACTAAAACTAATAGTGTTAGATGTTATGTCAAAATAACCCCCATTATCTATATCGTAAGTTGAAGCTGATACAGTAGCATTATTATTTGATGTTAAATCAGTCCAAGTAGTGCCTGTGCCACCATAAGAAGTAGCATCACTAGCGTTTAAGTGTAGTTCTAAATCATCGGCATTATCAGACAAAGGTATTGTTACATCGTGTTCTGATATATCGTACCAAATAGAGCCATCTCCATCATAAGAATCTACGTCATTGGCATCTAGGTGTAGTATAAGTCCTTGTTCAGCCTCATTAGCCGCTCCACCGTTTCCTGCTGCTACCTCTGTATCTATAAGTCTTTCGTTAATCGCCATATAAGGGATTTAGAAGTTAATATCGTACTTCAATATAGAAGCCTTTGTAGTAAGAGCGTTTATTTCGCCCTCTTTAGTTGTTACGATCGTTCTTATACCGCTTCTTTCCGTTACTACGTCAGAAGGGATAGCAGTACCGTTTTCAGCTTTTCTAATAGCGTACCAGTCGGTTGTAGCTAGTTTATCATAGGCTACTTTTTTAAGTTCGCTTATACGCTCTGTTTTAAGTTGTGCTACCGTTTCGCTAATTACCTTAGTCTTTACATCGTAAATAAAAACTTCTCTAGTAATATCACTACCATCAACATCGGTATCTGCATAAGCGTTGTCAAAGTGTAGATTATGTATTGCCTGTGTTATAGGGTCATAATCTGGCACAATGACGTCAAAGAATCCAATCTCTTCTAATTCAGAACTAGATAACATCTTAGCATTTAGATAGCTCTTATTGTTTGCTAAAACTGTGTCTGGTATTTGGGAATATTTAACAATTTTTCCATTCTCTATTTTTGCTTTCATATTATGCTACGTTTGAAATAGTGGCAAACATTTCTGAACTGCCGTTGGTTGATATAATTTGAATTACGTTTTTAGATGCCGTTCCAGAATAAGTTCCGTTTAAACTTGTTACTCCTGTCATCGCTAAAGTTTGATTACCACTAATAACTAAAGTTTTAACCATACCTGTCTCAACATTAGAAAATGTTAATGTAGTTGATCCTGTTAATGTTTTAGTAAATACTGCTGCAGAACTAAAATCTACTTCTGACGCTGATATTGTTGCACTTGTTGTAAATTCTCCTGCTAGTTTATCATAATCAATACCATCATCTTTTACTCTTAATGCACCTGTTCCATCAGTCGCTGATAATTCGATTGTAGCACCATCAACTGTGGCTTCTACTTCATTAGCATTTACTGTGATACCATCGCCACCAACGACATTTAGAGTGGCATCGTCCGTATCTAAAGATGTACCAGTTAAACCATCACCAGCTACAATAGATGTAATGTCACCATCAAATTCCGCTTTCCAAGTAAATCCACCCGTACTAGAATTGTATGTCAACACATAACCATCTACAGCAGAATTACTAGCTTTTATTTGGTTTTCATCGATTTCGAATGTTACCCCAGATAAATCACCTTGTTCTGAATAAGTTTGTCCGTATACTTCGGCAAACATCTGTTTTACTTTAATGAATGCCTCCCTTAGAGTATTCCCATCATTAGCATTAGCTGCCGTTCCTACATTTAAATTTTGTGATGCCATATTGCAAATTTACTATTTTTTTAGTTCATACAGGCTGGTTCAGAGGCGATATCTATAGAAGTTTCATTGGCACTATTACCAAACCAACTACTACAGTATATTTCACCCCAGTTTATATTATTAGCCATTTAATCTATTATTTATACTATCAATCAGTATGTTTATACTATCTATAAAAATGTTAGAGCTTAGTGCCAGAGCTTTGTTGAAACCTAAATGGATTTCTGCTATCAACTCACCGAAGTTTGTTGTCTCGTACACTTTCCCCCAACTCATAATTATGCTTTCTTATATAACTAGAAAGCCTAATTTCGTTCTTTTGCTTTGGACGATATTGTCCTACTTTTTTTCTTTTCTTTATAATACCCATCCACTAAACCCAGAGTCCTTATCTGGATAAATCTCTTCATTGTTGTTGCTGTAATATTCTGGAAACTTACTGGGAGCGTTATACGTCATATAATCTATAAAACGATTTGTATAGTAGTCGGCATAATCTCTCTCCTTAGCAATCAACTGGTCAATCTCACTCTTAGAAGCAATCTGGCTGCTTTCACTAGTGTGCTTATGAACCCCACCATTTGATACTGTATAAGCAGCAAAAGGAAGGTATTCTGCCATCGCAAAATGGATAAGCATATCCTGTATATAGTCGTTGACCAAAGCGAGGTAATCCCCTGTGAGGCTTCCTGCAATAATATCGTTACTAATTTTATCGTATAAGTCACTACCTAAGTAATTTCTAATATGTATTTCTTGTGCTAATTTGATGAAGTGAATAAACTTATCTGTGTCTACGTTACCACTTAAAGCAGTATTCTTAACCAGATCATCTCTTTTGATAAATAGTGCTGTAGCCATTATTCTTCAGTTTCTTCGTTAATCTCTTCTTCTCTCTTTACTTCTGTTGGCTTTACACCAGTTTCTTTTTCAACTTCGGCATCAGTCATAGCGTTGGTTAAATCAGTAAACTCTAAAGGCTGTAAAGTCTGGAAGTATAAGTCTAATTCAATTTCGTTATACTCTAGTATCTTCTGTAGAGCGTCTATAATAGTAACCTGCATTGGACGAATAACTGTGTTATCCATAAGGATAGATGCAGTCTCTAGTTCCTGGGCATTGTTACCTAAACCAGTCTGGTCTTTAATCCCTACCAACATAGGTGATACGATTCTGTGAGATACCATAACCTTCTTCATACTTTCATCAGAAAGGAACTGGTATTGCTGGTGAGCATCGTTAAGCATTACAGGCTCAATAGAGGCAGCTAACTCTTTACTGTCGTTGAATGCCAATATGAATCTACCTGCGTTTGAAGTGCCAGAGAACTTATCATAGATTGCTCTTTCAATCTCATCTCTCTGCTCTTTATTTGGAGTACCGTTGTTGAAATTGATTAACATACTAGGTTGCAAACCGTTCTGTATATTGTTTATATGGTAATTGGCAATCTCTTCTTCTAATTCTGCGTACTGAAGACCACCTTGATAATCTACTGGTGAATAATAATAGAATCCTGCCTTATATGGGCGAATATAGAGTATCTCTAAGCCCTCTTTAGACGTTCCGAATGCTGGAATACGTTTAGGCTTCTCATCTCTTCGCATATCGCTCCAATTTGGATGATAATAGTACGCCTTAACATCTCCTATAGTAGCCTTCTCTGCTCTTAATGTTTCGATTGGAATATGTCTTGCTTCCACAATCCTAGAATGGTCTTTACTATATATAACCTGTAGCGCAGCCTGTCCCATCATTTTGTAGTCGTATGTAATCTTCTTCATACATTCTTTACGGAACAATTCCCTCATACGAGAATACTCTTCTGGTTTCTCTTCGCTATCTGTAGCTTCTAAACCTCTTCCATAAATCATTTCAGAGATGCCATTAACAGCAGCATTGTTTGTGGGAGAACCGTTGTAACGGTCTATTAAGTACTGAAAGTAGTTATTATCTTCACCGTACTCTACCCAATCGTATCTAGTGTTCTCAATTACTGGGGGAGCTGTATATGAGGATAAGTTCATTACGTGAACAGCATCTTTAACCCTTTCTATATTCTTTTCTTCCATTATAAAATTACAAAGTCATTATCGTAACCGCTTTCAGTTACATATTCGTCTTTATTGATAAAGTATTTATCTAAGTCAGTTTGATCTGTACAGAAGATTAAACCTCTATATATCTCCGTAGAGCCATCTTTAACTCTAAATGAGTATTGACTACCTTCCTTCAGAGAAAATGCACCAGTAAGCACCATATAGTCTCCATCAGTCGTTTTAGTGACCGATATAGTAGAAGTAGTGCGCTTAATCTTATCAGTAACCGTAAGAGTAGGGCTAGAAACGTCCTTTCTCGGCACAATCTTAATAGACTGATTAGCTGTTGATGTTGTCAGTATTTGCATACCTAAATAACTAAATGCATATATTTTGTTTCAAGGTACAAAAAAAGGGCATACAAATGTATACCCTTTTAAAGTAACGTTGATTGTTATTATACAGCAGTTGGAGTACCTACTGTTACAGTTCCAGCTTCACCAGCTACACCTTCCATTAAATCTAATGGGTAGTCTGCCGAACCAGCTCCTCCAGTTTCAACAAAGTTTGGTGGAGAAACTTCTTGTGCAGTAAAGGTTAAGTTGTAACCGTTAAAGTCACCTAAAGCGTTTCCAGTAGAAACAGTACCTGCTGTTACGTCAGCACCATTCTCTTTACCCATTAAGAATATGTTGTCATTCTGGTCAACGATTAAGACGTGAGGTCTTCCTGCTGCCAATAACTTCAATTCTTTGTGGTCTTCTTTAGTTAGTTTCTTTAAAGTGATGTTTAGGGTTTGCTCATAAAATACAGTACCATTCTCCCTAGAAGAATTTATAGTTGTTTCAAACGAGTTATTACCTTTCACTTCGTATGTATGTAAGGTGATTGCATTGTTAGTGTCACCAGTCATATTTGTTACCTCGTCATTACTTCCTGTTGTTACAGTTCCCATACCTCCAAAATCTATAAAGTAGACTTTTTTGATACCAGCAACTGTGTCTTTACAGGCTTCTGCACGAGATCGAGTTAAATTACAAGACATATTTTTTTTGTTTTTGATATGAAAAAAGGGTAGGTAGGCTCTCGGCTCACCCACCCTTATTCAAAGATTATTGCTTATTCTTAGTTAGCAGAGTTAGGGATTCCGTAAGTAACGATGTCCTCTACAGAAGCGTACTGTACACCTGCTGTAAATCGCATAACGATACGAGCGTTTTGTGAACCATCTAAGTCAGCCATATCTAACAATTTAACTTCGTTGTGGTCAGCGATTAGTCCAGTTCCGAAGAATAAGTTAGATTTAGTAGTGGCGATAGCGTCGTTGTCAGCCAATCCGTTTGCTACGAAGATTTTTACTCCGTCAAAAGAAAGACCTCCACCTTGCCAGTGCATTGTACCTTGTCCACCAACACCATTAGCACCGATAGAAGCGATACCTACATTCTCGTCAGCAGCAGCGTTTTGTTGAGTGATAGAAGCAAATCCTCCTAAAGCTCTAACATAAGCTCTTGCGATGTTTTGAGATACATAGATAAATAAATCTTCAGCTCCGTATAAAGAAGAAGGAATCGCATCAACGATTTTTCCTAATTCAGTAATTACGTTAGCAGAAGTGATAGTAGTACCCGCTACTTCTTGTCCAGCAGGAAGATCAGCATCAGCAGCTAATAAAGTAGAGAATCCATCGAATTGTCCGTTAGTTGCAGTTGAACCTGCCCAGATAGACTTTTCAGTACGCTCTGCTACTTTTGCAGCAACATATCCTAATAGGAAGTCTGCAAAGCTAGGTGGTACATTGTGATAAGCTGAATATCCCATTTGGATAGCTTCCCAGTCAGATACGAAGTCTTTCTTACAGATTTGTAAGTTTACTTGCTGCTCTTCTGGAGATAGGATTTTTTCAGTTAAAGTGATTGTAGAAGTAGCATCGAAGTCACAAGATGCATCTTTAACGATATCGTCAACAGATACTTTCTTTAGTACTTCTTTGAACTTTACATTTGGTTTTACGGTAATACCACCTTGTGCAAGGGTATTAGCTTCTAGTAAAGCAGCAGCGACATACTGTCCTGCAAACTCACCAGCGTAAGTTGTTGTAATTGATGTAGTTGTAGCCATTTTTATTTATTGGTTAAGCGATTAAATACTCGATCTAGTGTACTTTGTGGTCTCTGCATTCCGAAGTTGTACACAGGTTTTTTCTCGGTTGCAGCTTCTGGTGTGTGGTTGATTGCTTCAGCAGCGGGTTGTTCAGACAATTTCTCTAATTGAGAAGACAGCTCTTCAGCTTTTGTCTTATAACCTAATTCGCTGTCCATCATAGCAGCCATTTCCGCCATTTTGGCTTCCATTTCTGCAATCTTAGATGCGAACGCTTCTTCAGTAACGTACCCTTCCATAAGTTGAGTTTCTTCTTCCGCTTCAACGACCTCTTCAGATAATTCTTCAGATGCCTCTTCAGCAGGAGCTTCTTCCTCAACAGCAGGAGCTTCTTCTTCTTCAATAGATAGTTCTTCTGCGATAACTTCTGTTTCGTTTACCGCTTCAGCATCTACATCTAAAAGAGATAGCTTCTGTAGGATCTCATTAAGAATTTCGGTTGATTTGCTCATTTTACTAAAAATTTATATAATTAACGATTAAAAAATATTGTGTTGCATTTTTAACTTATGCCTTCTTCTGGATTATAAACCACTCCGTACCATTACCCCATATCTTAATACCTTCATAGGCTCTGTTTAAATCAAAGGCATCATTATCACCATCTAAATTTTGTGAACCAAAAGGCGTGAGATTAGCGTGTGTAGAGTTACTAAATGTAGAGTCTGTTATAAAACGCATTGTACGGTTAAGGTTTTTACTTTCTGTTACATCGGGCAAAGTTAAAGTAGCTGTACCCGCACCACCACTCCAGGATAACACAATAAGCTCTGATTGGTCATAAATAGCAGCACCTAAGTCGTAAGTTTCACCATCAGTTACCGTTAGTGTGGTAGGTTCTAGGTGGTTTACAATATAATGCTGGACATCTGTTAATGATGTTTTCTTAGTAGTTCCTGATTGTACAATAGGCAAATCCTCTGCGCCTGTTATATTTGCTGCTGTTACTGATGTTAATTGGCTAATTTTTTTGTCTGCCATTATACGAATATTTTATGGTTATTTTCTTGAATAAATATTTCTCCCTCTTCTGTATATAGAAAGAAGTTGCTTCTGGTTATACTTCCTATTCCCTGTCCCTGTAAGCTACCGTCACAACATTTAGATGAGTAAGTGCCATCTGGACATTGGCATCCCCTAGAGCCTCCTTTAGGGCTAGAGCGACTGTAGGTATAGTTTCTTCTTTTTCTCATTTCTTAGGTGCTTTCTTTGAAGGATTGACTTTTCCATCTTCGTCTATTTCTGCTAGTTCTAATGAATTTAGTTTTGATTCTGCCCAACGTAAACCTGCTTTACCACCCCACGCATCGTACATTAATTTACCACATCCATCTCCATAAGATTTAGACGACTTTAAGTCTCCTGCGTGTCTAGCTAAGAAGCTACGCATACGTTTGATAGTAGATACGGTGATTGCCTGTTTTGATGCCAATTGGTTTGCTCTACGTTTTCCTACAGCAGTTCCACAACTACCCCATCCGTTCTTATCAGCCCATTCTAAGGCTCTTTTAGCGTTGTTTGAAACAGCATCTGGATAGTCAGCATAGGAAGCCATTTTAAGTAGGTTGTCTCGCATCTCATTGAGTACCTCTTCTAGTATTTCTTTTGCCTCTCGTTCGGATACAAAGTCACTAGACATCTCTAGTTTATCCGTAAAGTAGCCCTCAATAGAGAATCCTTTCACTTTACCCGTCTTAACGTAGTTTTCCCAAACCTCATCGTTGTTTACCTTCATAGATACCATCCACGTACCCACAGGAAGCTCCATACCGTACTTTCTCGACTTATCGTGGGTTTCATCCTCAATAATCCAAGATTCAACGACAGAGAGTCCGTGAAGGTCTGCTTCGTGTTCTAAGGTTGATTTGTTTTGATTGCCTCTCATTAAGAAAAGTTCCGATGCTTTGCGTACCGTATTTTCGGAGAAGTAAATGTAGTATTCTTCATCTTCGTTCTGACGATAGATATTTTTGTTTGGCACTAAAGCAGCACCCATCAAAATACGTTTCTCGGCATCAACTTCCTGAAGCTCTACTTTGTGTTCTTTAGATAGCGCAATGAAGTTCTCTTCTATCGCAGGTCTATCTACAATGCTAATGGCTTCTATTCCAGAAAACATTGCATCTTCGTCAATAACTAGTTCTACTATTCTCATATTTTTAACTATTTGATCCTGTTCTTACATTTCTGTAGTATTCGTCAAGAGTTTCTATTGCTCCTTTTGCAGTTATGTAAGCAGGAATCGGTTTATCTAATTTATTTGATACATCTACCATAAGCAAATCTAATGGTGATGCTCCAACCACATTAAATGCTGGTGCTTGTACATTAACTGAAGAACTTATTCCAGATACATCTCCACTGCTTAGTATTGATTTTGCTTGGTTTACTGCTGAAAGTAGTGTAGCTACTTGAGCTGCATATGTTGCTGCCGCTATAAAAGGGGCTGCTGGGCCAGTACCTTGAGATGCTTCCTGGGCTAACCTAAATCCTTGAATCATACTTACTGAAGTGTTTGCTGCAATAGCTGTTAAAGAAAGAGCTTTCTGTAGGTCAGAACCTTCTTTGGCGAGTCTAGATGATTCTTCCATTATATCTGCAATACTACTGGCTAATTGTAATTTAGAGGCAAAAACAGCATCATCTGTTTCCCTAGCTATTCTTTTTGTTTCTTCACCGTAGGTCTTTTCTAGATTTATCTTTCTCTGAATTAATCCTTCGTAGGCGTCTCCATCAATCTTAGCTGTAGCTATTTTTGCATTTAAATTAGCTAAATCCTGCTGAAATACGGAATCTAATAATTTTTGTTCTAATTGTAGCTGAGTACTTTTCTCTCTAGAATACTCCTGCTCGAATGCTATTCTATCTTGAATACCTTTTATTGATTCAGCAGCAAACATTTTTAAATCATCCAACCTTTGTTGATCCACAATCTCGTCTTGCATCCTACCGTATGAACCTAAAATAGAAGTGGTTGTTTTCTCAAATTGTACTCCTAAGTCTTGTATTGTCTTTGTATATTTTCTATTGGCATCAGCTTCCGCTTCAGTAAATTCAGTTATTATTTCAGCCTTTTGCTTTTCAGTTTCAGCCCTATCTAATAATGATTGTTTTCTTAAATTAAGGTCTAAAATATATTCTTGATATCTTACTTTTTCATTCTCTAGAGCAGTTCTAGCCCTTAGATTTAGTTCTTCAATAGCGAATTGTTTTTGTAGGTCTAGCTTTTGTATAGCCGTTCTTTTTACTAGACTTAATTCTTTTTTTCTAGCTTTTTGAGCATATTTATCAAAATCATTTAGTCTTGTTTCATACAATTCAAAAGTAGCTTCTCTGTCTAATTTAGCAGCTCCTTTCTTTGTTTCCAGGTCAAATAACTTTTCTAATCTAATTTTTTTCCTAAGAAGCTGAAGTTCTTCGGTAAGTGCTGTCTGTCTGTCGGCTGTATTTTGCCTAAGCACTAAATTACCTTCATCATCTACCCTGCTTAACCTTTCTCCAGCAATAGCTAATTGTCTTCTAACCTCTAGCAATTCTCCAAACTTTTTTCTAAGTTCGTCTTGAGCAGCTACACCAGATAATATCTTATCTTCCTCGAACATATTATCGCTCCATACAGTCAATGTCGCTCCCTCTTCTATAGCATCCATAGCTTTCTTGAATTCACTAAAAGAGTCAGATAAAAACATATTAGCGTCTGCTCCAAGTTTCCCTACGTTACCATATTTTTCAACTGCACTAGTTAATTTCTCATATGTGTTAATTTGTTCATCTATGGATTTAGTAGCATCATCCATTGCTTTCTGGAACTTATTCACCTCCTTGGTGCTATCGCTAAAGTAAGCTATAATCTTAGGTAGAAATGATATAAGTAACTGAACACCTATCATAACCCCACCAGCGCCTAGCAAAGAATCTCTTAACTGCTTAAAAGATTCTATTGCACTTCCGTTAGTCCTAACAAAACTTTGTGTTAATGAAACCACCTGTGAAAGGTTATTCGCAATAGCGGTAAAACCAAAAGAAGCATCAGAAGCTAATCTACCAGTTTCTAGAAGAATAGCGTTATTAAGACCCGCTTGCGCTCTGGCTGTTTTATTAGCACCTGCTGACCTTAATTGAGCCGCTGCCAAATCTTGCACTTGAAGTTTAGTGGCTTTCCTCTGTATAGCTAGTTTTTGCTCCGCTGTAAGAGCCTCTAATTCTGATTTTGTTAGCTCATCAAATGACTTAGCGTATAAATCGTTTGAGGCTTTAGCGCTGTCAGTAGATTTTTTTACATT